GCGAAGCGGGTCTGGGTAACCGATGAACTCAACATCGACAGATTGATACTTCGTCCGATCTGACGCGAACTTAATATCAACGAGCGGTGCTGCTTTCCAAAGCGTCTGAGCCTCAGAGAGGTCATTCGCGGGTGCAGACAGGGGAATCAGTGTGAGCTGTCCTGCCACGTCTTTGTTCATATTCACAGGTGTCGTGTCGCCGTGCAGAGCCTTTTTGACTCCATCGACTACCGCGCGAACCTGGTAAATCAGAATCTTCGCAATCTCTGCCGGCGCAACCTCGTAAAAGCGAACGCGGAACATAACTCCGAATCCCACTTTCTGGCTTGCGACACGACCGTAGAATTGGTCGACATCTTCAAGATTCACATACTCGCCCTTGTAGTTCATTTCGGCGCCCGTGGCATGAATACCCAGCGGTTGTGCTGAGATTCCGGTACCGCGCGGGAACCAGTGAACACGATACTGCTGTATGCGTGCGTTATTTACATCCATATTTTCCTCCTATGTGATGTGAAATGCAAAATTGATTCTTTGCACAACCTCATAGTACTCTGCGCTTTTTGATTTATACGCCGATGTTATGAGGCCGGGCTGTGGCAATTCAATGCCGTGAAATGTAAGGTCTCTGTACTGCCAAGGTGCGCCAGCCGGAATTCCGACGTCGCCGATCTCGTCTTGGTAGCCGAGTGTTTTCAATAATTCATGCAGGAGCGTGACCGTCAGCTCGTCAGTCTTGTGCGCGACCGCGACAATCCCCTGCAGGTCTTTCACAGATTTGCCGCTCCCCTTAAAGGCTTTGGACATCTCTGAATTGACTTCCTGGTAATCGAACCTGAATGCGACTACCCCCTGGGTAGACTCGGCGCCAGCCTTGGTCATATCGAAGGTAATCTCTCTGCCAAATGAGATGTACGCATTCGGGAAGTCCAGACGAACATTCTCCTCGAGTTTCTTAATCTCTGCAATCATGAAAAAAACCTCACTACGATTTCTGCCGCGTCATCGTGAAACTGCTGCCTTTCGTTGAGCCGATCGTACCACTGCGGGGCATCCTGCTTCTCGATCTCGCCGGCCCGCACCGCGAGATTGTAAGCGCGGTTGTAATGCGCCTTTTCGCCGATGCCTGTGGTTCGATCGCCAAAGTCCCGGGTGTAGTTTATGATTCGGCCGTCCTTGAGCTTACGTTGGTAAACGCCTGTTCCCGTCAGAGCATCTGGGTGGAGAGCCCGCAGAGACAGCAGAGCCGTATTCACATCGCCGCGGTGCCGCAGGGCGCCCGAGTATTGATACCAGACATATTCGCCGACGATCTTGTCTGCACCTGGCGCATCCGGGCCGGTTATCGCGAATACAGATTTGCCCCTGCGTTCCTCATACATCGCCTGCCGCAGCCTACCGATGTCCACCGGAACCATCGGCTCTGCTTCCGTATTCGCATGACGGGCGACCTCCATCAGTGCGGCGATCGAAGTTTCCTCGACGGCCTTAATCAGCTGTTCACCAAACTTATTCAACTGGCACCCGCTCAAGTTCGTATTTGCCCATCCGGCTCTGTCCGGTCATGTCAAAGATGACCTTGTAATGCATGCCCTTTTTGGTTACCCCTCGGCGATCTCTGACGAGTTCAGTGATGCGGACGCGGTTTCCCTCTTCGAGCTTTCCTATTGTGGTCAGCTCATAAATGACGCTCTGGTGTACCATCGCTCCGTCTGAGACTGCGCGGCGCTTTGCCAGCAGGTTCAAGCCCTCGATAACTCGAGTAACAGTCCAAGTAGATACCCCGCCAGTACGGCCGGATTCTTTGAGCACTTCTACTTTCATGCGATTGTGTACCTTGGAGCGACTGAGACCCGATTCGGCACCGGCTGGTATGATTTTTGCGGTGTCGACTTTGCCTGAATCCACTTACGCCCTGTGGCGTCTTCAAAGATTTTTCGCTCGTTGATCTTTTCAGGCAGAGCCCTGGGTGGCCGCGCTGCCAGAGCCTCGCGAAAGCGGGCGTCTGAGAAAAACTGGATTGATATTGCACGCACGATATGCTTGCAGCCGAAGCCGCCCATGTGGGTACCATCGCTCTTTATCTCGTCCCATGTCTTCATCCGGCGCAGCATTTCAATATCGGGCCACCGTTTTAGCGCCTCGTCCCTGGCCGCAACAGAGAGAAAAAATGTCTCGTCCTCGTGCAGTTTGCATGAATCGGTCGTCCCGGTGCGATTCACAACCCCGAAGTATACACCGTTCGCCGCGCCCTCCGCTATCGTTACCAAGCGGTGCGCTTCGGCCTGAGTGGTATTCGCGCGCGCGTCGATGTAAGTCCGCATCGGAAAGTTTACCCCATTGCGGTACTGGATGGTGTCGCGCTGACCGTATGAATCATTCATCTGCTGCCAGATGTTTTTCAGCGCCGGGTAGTTGTATTGTGCGCCATTGATCGTGACAGAGGTTATTTCGTACTCTTGGATGTCGGCGATACGACGGAGCGGGATTTCAGCAGTGGCGGCCAGAGACTTGAACGAAGCGGCTCTCTGGAATAGATTGGTCTTCACCGTATCGACGAGTCGAGAGACCTGGGTTCCGTAAGTTTCCTGGAACGACTGCAGCAATGCCTCGGTATTTGAGCGCCGGTATTGGAGCTTGCCATTCTCAATGTACGCCCGCAGCGAGCCCGCGAACTGGCGCTGCGCATCTGCTGCGATTGCCCCGAATGTCTCTGGGTCGATGTAGCTGGACATGACATCCTCAATGCTCAGGCCGTACTGCTCGATCACGGACTTCAGCCTGCCGAGGTCTGTCTGCAGGATAAACAGCGAGTCATCCAGCATGGCGTAGCGGTCAATTACCTGCTGCAGCCTGCGTAGCTGCGACGCTTCAACCTCTGAGAACGCCGCCACTTGAAACCCCTAAGCGCCTGAAAATATCGTTCAGGGCGTCCCGTACACCGGGAGCAAATATCTGTCCTCCTGGGTACTTGATTGAAAGCACGCCGTCAGCATATTCGGATAATGTGATCGTACTGATGCGCTCGGTTAACTCTTGCTCCTCGACGTATCGAGCCATGTAGATAACCTGAACCGCGCATTGCTCGCGAATCTCCTCATTCTCCTGTGCCCATAAGACTCCCGGGCTCAATCGCTGCCGATGTAGTGTGATGAATTCTCGGGTAGCTCTCGAAATGAGCTTCACTTTCAGGTGTGTTTTGACAAAGATCGTAGCTCCGCTTGAGTGCGTTGCGGCCACCGTGCCGCCAAAAGCTCTTTGGACTGTAAGAGTCATACCATTCACACCGGTGACGAGACAATACTCGTCGTCTATTTGCAGTAGATCGTACCGCTTTATCTGTTCACCGGTGGGCACGTTATTGACCAGAATGCTGGTCGCGACAGCAGAGATAGCACCATCCGCTTGGCACTGTATTCCCGTAGCATCACAGTCGAGGAATTCTACTTCCCCGGCTGCAATAGCGTACTCGTTTACCTCACGGATGGTGCTATACATGTTATGGTGTGATCGGGCTCGCCCACATATCGACAGCGGTTACTTGACCCGCGGTACGCACCATGCGCAGGCGGATTTTTTTACCAGAAGGCGAAATTGCGAACGGTTCGAGCAACTGAAACTCGGTGTTTGCCGCACCTGGTGCAAGCTGAAACGATTTTTCTGTCTTCGTGGTCACGAAGCCGTCGTCTGAGCTTTGGATCGTCACAAGATAGTCTGCTGTTGCATCGTTCTTGTAACGAGTGTTCACCATGATCGCGTTATTCTTGAAGTTATCGACATCGAGTTCGATGGCGACGCCGCCGGCATTACGACCTACATCTGTGGCCGTAAAGTTCTGCTCTTCAGCGAGGTTGAGACTTGCGTCCCTTTCATTGGCTTGGTTGATATGCATGGTTATTCTCCTTACAGTGCTTTGATACCTGTTGCGCGAGCAGACGAACGATCATGCCGCGGTTCGAGAGCCACTGCCCAGTCCAAGAAAGTCTTGTAGTGACCGTTCTGGATTGCGTCGGTGATCTCTGGGCCTTGCGCACTGTGCTGCAGCGCCATGAAAAAGTCTTCTCCAAAGCACACAGAATACATTGACGAGCACACTGAGTTCGCGCCGTTCGGCGAGTCTTCATTGTAGTCGATTACTTTGTTGCCCTGGGCATCGGCTTTCATCGGTATCATGGGGATACCATTGAACGAACCGACTTTAATGTTACGGCCGTTTGGCAGCGGATAGTCCATCATGGCGAAGTAGTTTGCGAATGCCTCGTTAGTGCCTGCAGTCAGAGAGAGTGCATGCAGCTGTGCAATGTGGGTTTCGTCGCAGAAGATCACATCAGGAGTGACGATCGTCTTCTGGATGAAATCCAGCATAAACTCAGTTGTTGCGCGCGCGCCGGCAGCAGCAAAGGTAGAGCCAGCAGCCGCAAGTGATACGGTCATGCCGGTGCCGAATACAGATGCGCTCTCGTGCATCTTCTTCAGACCCATGAATTCGTCAGGGTTATTAGCCGGATCGCCGTTAATGAAGTTGTATTTGAACTTCATGCCCATAGATGTACTGTGCGCGCGAATCTCTCGTGCGACTTTTCGCGTGCCCTCTACGGTGTTGGCATTTCGGTCGAGACGATCAATGCTGAATTCACCGCCCAGAATTTTCAGGTGGGTGATTCCCATATCGTCTTTCGAATTGCTCTCTGTGTAGCTGCCGCCGTAGGAGCGGAATTGCGCAGTAGGCAGTTCTTTTGTCATGTACCATTTCGATTCGCGATTTGGTACTGTCTCAAACGGAACGCGCGTGGCGAATGGCGAAGTCTCGAAAATCAAGTCAATGATTCGACGCTTCGTACTCGGCGTTGCGCCCGCTTGGCGGATGTCAAGTAGTGTCAGCATAGCTGTACCTCGTTTTGGTTATTGGTGTTTTTTAGGGTCTTGTCTGACCGCTCTTTCGAGCATCGGGGCGAACGCCCTGCCTTTCGGCACTTAGGGTCTTGCGACCAGAGGGGTGAACCTCTATATAAGCGGGGCATACAGAATGCCCCGCCGTAGTCAAGGCTTTTATGCCTTGGCCGGTTCGCCTTGTGGCTTTTCGGTCTTTGTGTCTTTCGACTTACCAAACGGGACGAATTTCGTCTCGCCGGGTGAAACAATAATCTCGCCGGATTCTGTCTTCCCGTAGTAAGTGTTCTTGACATAGTCTTTTTGAGTCATGCAGGATTCAACGCGGCAGCCTTTTTGAAGGCCGTGACGCTTTGCCTCTTGAGCATTGGCAGTCACTTTCGTTTTTCCTGATTCGTCAAACAACACGAACATTTGCATGGTTACCTCCTCACGCTATGACGCGTAGATTTCGATCAAAAGATCGCCTTTTGTGACGACTACCCTGACGGCTTGGCACCGCGGCAGTTCCATTATCATGGTCGCACAGATTTCCTTGTCTTTGCCCAGAGATACCCATGCGCCTTCCCCCGCTTCAATCTTTTCCAAGGTGCTATTGGATACCTGGATGTCAGCCGAGAACCCCTCGTCGCTCACTGTTACCAGATGGGTGCTTGCAAAGAACACTGCTGCAGGTATCACGATCGGGTTGCTGGTTCCGACAGATAGGCGCTCTGAATAGGTATACGAGTCGCCCTGCTTGCGGGCGCTCGTCAGAGACATGAATTTCAGCTCGTTCATTTGCCTGTCTGGAATTGCCGCAGTCCTGGCATATCTTTCAGCAAGTCTGCTTCCCAGTTGTCTCCAATGCCTTTGTCCCCTGCGGGTAGCTGGCCCTGGGTAGGCTGGCCGCCGCCGAGATTATTCGGGTCAGGAGTCTGCGGCGTTGTCTTTTTGAACGCCGTATACTTGCCGAACAGCTCTCTTACGACATCTGTGGCGGTTGCCGGCTTGCCATTGATATAATACGGTTCATCATTACGGACAAACTGTACCTCGTCTTTGCTGACATCGAGACCATATTCCCGTTCAAGACGATCGGCAAACGATTCGGCGTACAATGGGTCGAGCCCCTCGGCGCGAGCCTCACCGAGAATCTGGGCGAGGACGCCTTTACGGCGGATTGCCTCTCGCTCCTTTTTCAGGATCATCTGGTTCTCGGATTCAAGCCGCGCTTTGATTTGCGCAGGAGTCTCCTCTGGCTCGTCTTTTGGCGGCTGACCTGGTTGCTGTGCCTTTACCTTCTCTGCTGCTGTTTTAATCAGGTCTGCGTATTTTGCCCCTTCGACGTCTACGCCGCGCAGAGCCTCTGGGAAATTCTCTTGTAGCTTCTCTTTGAACTCTTCAAAGAGTAATTTGCGCGCGAGATTGCGCGAACTGGTACGCTCTGTTCCGACGTGCGTTTCAATCTCCGCTTCGATCGTTTTCAGATACTCCGGAGTTATCTTCTCCTTCTCCATCTGCAGCAGTGCTGCCAGTAGTTGTTTGATTTTGTCCATTCAGGTTGACCTCCATGATCCTTTCAAGTGTATTCGATTTCCCAGTCTCGCGAATTTCACGCTCAATGGTCTGCCACTCTTGGTCGGACGGCTCAATGCCAATCTGCTTGAACGCCTCTGCAGCCCGCACCTTCAGCTTCTCGGTAAAGGTCGTGCCTAGTTGCATAGCCATACCCGAGAAAATGATTTCGAGAGTTTCTTTCAGCCCCTTCTTGTCAAATTCACGCTTTATTGAAAATCGCTTTTCCTTGCTGGCGGTGATGCCGGCAAATTTCTCGTACATGCCGAGAACCTGGTTCACATAGGCTTCGACGTAATCAGCAAACCTGTCGAGCAGAGACGATGTCGGCATGAAGTCCCAGTCTTTGCTTTCGCCACTGGCGCCCAGAGAGACCTGTTCGCGCAGATTCGCACTCCGGCTTACCTTGGCAGTCATGCTCTTCAGGTATTCAAAATGTCCGTCGATTGTCTGTTTAGGAAATCCGACGATTTCGAGCCCGCGCGATGAATCTGGAGGTATGTCTACTACTGTAGAGGTCGTCAAGGTTTGCAGTTGATCCTTGGTGCCTGTCGGGCCGGTGATTATACCAAGCATTTGGTTGCGGATAATCTGAAAGGCTACCGAATCTGCATTCATGAGCATAAACTGCAGGTATGCCGCGGTCGCTATCAATGACTTTGCATACTTTCCGCACCATCCATCGACGAATGGGATAAAATATCCTTCACGGCCGGCTCTGGGTTGCTGGCGACTGATAGTCCACTTGCCGTCCTCATTCTTCTTGCAAAAGAACCACTCCTCTGGGGTCAGTATAACAGTGCGGTTTTCCTCAGAGCGAGTGACGCCGATAAACGATTCACGGCAGTCTTCGAATTTGACATACTTGAAATCCGTCTTGTCTTTATGCCAGTCTTTGACCTTTTCGCGGTCGATGAATTCATGCACCGGGATTTTATCGCCATTGGATTGATATATCCAGCCGTACGCTTTGCCGATACCTCCAATCTCCTCTGCTGATTCTTCGACAAATTCTTTGAACGTCGTGCCCTGGCCGTCGATGTTTTGCTCAATGCGCTGCCGCCAGTCCTGCTGAAAGCCGTCGAGATTGATCGTTGTATCCTTGAGCAGGTATCCGACTAGAGTGCGCAATGTCTGGTACGACTCATTGCCGTCGAACCCGAATATCAATCGGATTGCATAGGCGAGGTCTGATTCCACCGGCTGCCTGACGAGATACGATTCGGTACCATTCTTCTCGTGACGGAAAGCATCTCGCACATTGAGGTCTGGGTTCGTCTCGGCGCGGAGAGTCTTTTGCTCGACTGCTACCTGGACTGCATCGGCTTTGTCGCCGATTAGTTCGCGATTCAGGGCAGCCCGCAGGAATTTCCATTCTGGAAGATAACGCTTGACCTCTTTGTGCTCTTGGTGCTCCAAGGCGTGAACAATTTGCTCGTCTGTGATTATTGGCTTCGGCATTACATGTTCCTTACAGTTCCAGTCTGCACTCGGCTCGCTGGATCGAAGTGATTTATGAGCATTTCGAGAGCGTCTGCGCCGTCCTCATGCTTTGCGTGCTCGGAGTATTCGCAGACGTGGGACATAAACTCTGGGGTGACGTACACCCCAAAGCGGATGTGCTGCCAATGCTTTTTTAACGTCGTCGTAATTCTCTGGTACTTGTTGGCTTGGTTGTTGATTCCGATCACCGTGAATTTGCAGATGTCTCTGAATGCCCGATACGATAGCCCCTTGTCTGAGTTCTTTTCCACGAGCAATGTACTGACCTCGTGCGCCTTTAGTATCTCGTGAATCTCATGGTACATGTCAGCGATATTCTTGCGCCAGACTCGACCATATTTGACGTAGAAGTTCCCCTCGAATTTGCCACCGATGGCGAGACCGATGCAGTCTTCGCCGTCATACGCCGGGTCTATGGCAGCCACGACCTTGACCTTCTTCCACTGCTCTGGGGTCAATTCGCCCTGAATAGCCGCGCCGAATTCCGGGTGTGCATCCTCAATGAGCTTGAGTGCGTAGTTTGCGGCGTAGAGAGATGGCGGATTCTCAGCCTTCAGCTGTTCGACAAATTCAGGCGTGATGCCTCGGACGCGTATTGAGCCAATAGGCCAGAAGGAATCTGGATCGGGCGGCGGCGCGACAATATGGTTCGCGTCCTGCTTGTGCCAAAGAGTACCGTTCCACCGGATAATGCCTCCCGGGTTTACGACATTTCGAAGCTCTCGCGCAAAGTTAATCGTCTGTTCTCTCTTGCGCTCGTAGTAGCGATCCTGGTCGGTGACAATATCGTCTGGGAAGATCACATCGAAGTGTCCACCGGTCAGAGAGCCACCGACGCCGATGCTCTGCATGCTCATTTCCTTTGTGATCTTGGTGCGCGTTGCCAGATTGAAGCCGTTGTATCGGACTCGAGTTAGCGGCTTTGGCTTTCCAAAAGCGTGGCGGTAGATGTATCCGAGAACCGGCCCCTCATAGTGCGCGACGATCTCGCCGAGAGTCGCCGCAGCACCTTGGTCAGTCTTGCGACACAGCAGAATGGTCTCGTTCGGCCGCGCTAAATGATTGTAGATTGAACCAACGACGGCCCTGGACGTGGTCTTGTATGAGCCTCGAAAGCCGTAGAAGCTCGTCTCGCGCCTATTTCGGTCGTTCCAACAAGCGGCGATCCATTTCCCGTGCGTGCTGGTCAAATCCCGGTAACCCAGCATCCTCCCCAGAACCTCCGGTCTCTGAAATATCGACTGCAATAGCGTTCGCAAAAATTTCTTCGATGTCGATGCTTTCGCCGCCGTCTGACTCTTGAAGAAGTCGCGAGCTTCTCCACTTAGAGCTGCGGCGATTTGTGAGGTAAAATTCGATTGCACGCTGGTCACCCTTCTGGATGTTTTTGAGTAGCGCCGACTCTACCATGTCGTCGGTGGCCTCTCGCATCTCGACATAAATTTCGCGGAGTTCCTGGTCTCTCTCCATCCACTCGTAAAAGGTCTTGCGACTGATATTTATGATGTTGCATAGATGCGCAATTATGCACCCGGACGCTTTGGCTGCCTCTCTGAATCGCTGAATAAACTCGGCACGATCAACAGCGGTGTCTGGTCTATGCTTGCTTGATCTGGCCTGCTCTGGCCTGACGCGACGGCGCTTCGCTGCGGGCTTTTTTTTTTCGATCGTGCCTTTTTTGACTTTTGCGCCATCGCGTTTACTCTGTTACGTAAGGGTCAGCTGTGCCATGAACTCTGCTCTGCAGGCAGGGTCTTTTTTGAACGCTCCCGACAGGCTCGTGGTGATGGTCTCGGTTCCTGGCTTTTTGACCCCGCGCATTTCCATGCAGAGATGCCGTGCTTTCAGGGATACGGCTACACCTTTCGGCTTCAGCTTCTCCTCGATCATACGGGCCACATTCTTTGTGATGCGCTCCTGGTTCTGCAGCCCTCTCGACCAGTACTCGACTGCCCTTGCGAGCTTTGAGAGCCCCACAATTCGCTTCCTTGGGATGTAGGCAACGATCGCCACCCCGAAGAATGGCACCACGTGATGCTCACAGAGGGAATAGAACGGTATGCCCTTCTGGACGATCATTTCGTCGTACCCCTCGCTCTCAAAGGTCGTGAAATTGAAGTCCTGAGGCGCACAGAATTCGCTCAGAAAGGCCGTGTGCCGTCTGGGGGTATCCCTGAGCCCCTCCCGGTCCGTATCGTGGCCCTGAGAGGCTAAAAACTCGCGGTATAGAGAGGCTCCGAGGTCTTCTGCCGGCCAGACCTCGCGGCCATCCGGGGTTTCTATGGGCATAAGCATCAGCGCACCCCCCAGAGCTTGTGCTGCTGGACTGAGAGGCGCCAGCCTGGGTTGTCGAGGCATAGGGCAATGCAGTGCTGCAGCGATGCGGCGTCGATTTTGTCGCCGATTGCCAGCGGGGAGAGGAAATAGTGCTCGGCCTGGGTTGCCGGCTGCGGTATTGATTGCCCTGCGGCCCTGACGTAGCGCACCTCGTCGCATTGCGGCACATT